CTATCTCCCTTTCACTCAGGGTGTCCTCCGCAGAGGGCCGTCGCTTCCGTGAGCGGGTCTAGGTAGTGGAAGTGTAGACACACTCTGGACCAAAGAAAAAGCCCCCTGGTCAAGGGGGCTTTGGGGTCCTCTGCAATCAGAAAATAGAGCTTCTGGAGAGCTTGGCCTGAATCTTCCGTCTGTATGCAGGATCGTCGTGGTAGCGAGGGTCCTGCATGGCGGTCACCAGCTGGGCAGTTGACTCGAACTTGTCGACATCGCCCTTGGGGGAACGGCCACCGATCAGCTTGGGTTCACGACCAGCAGTGCCTGCGTACTTGGCATGCAAGCCAGAGATGGCCATCCGCACGGCAGACATGCTGCTGTTGCCGGTGACGATCTCGTTGAAGCCTTTGATCTCCTCCTGGCTGAGGTTCTCGGCTGCCCACTGCAGCATCTCTGCGTAACCCTTCTCGCCGCCGTACTCGGTCTTGATGGAGTTGATCTCCTTGACCGTCAACGCGGTGTCCTGGGCCGCCTTGTACTGCAGCCCGGACAGGTACGCATCGACCATGTCGCGGCTGAAGCCAGCTTCCTGGAGCTGCTCGTAGTCCTCGCCGGTCAACTCACCCGACTGCTGCCAGCGGGTGTTCATGTCGGAGAAGTCGATGCCGGACTCCTCAAGGCGAGATCCGATGAACTCGCCGTAGATCTCCTTGGCATCGCCGGACTGAGGCGCTTCTGCCTCCTGGTCCTCGGCCTCGTCGGCCTCTTCTGGCTCCGACGTGGAGCCTTGGCTCAGCTTGCGCTGGGCTTCCTGGTATGCCTTCTCCAGCTCCTCGACCGACTTGTATTTGCCGGCCAAAAGCTGTTGCTCGCCTTGCTCCTGTTCTTGCTCCTCGCCCTGCTGGAGGGCTTGGAGCATCTGCTCATTCTCTGGGGAAAGGGCTGGTGTCGATTGCTCTGTGATGGTGATGGCGTCAGGCATGGAAGCGCTCAGCGGATGGTGATGGAGCCGTCTTCGCCGAACTCAGCGACGGGTGCGGGTGCGGTGCCAGGAGCCGGGCGGGCTTCGATCTCGTGAATCACGATCTCCACCGATGGGCCCGGCTGGGGCACGTCAGCCAGTTGGCCCTGCAGGGAGGCCTGGTTCGGACTGGGCTGCGGGGAGGGCATTGGGCACTGCTCCTGGGGCTGTGGGGTCACTTCCTTCTGGGAACTGCGGGCCATAGGGGGCTCCTGGCTGGGTGTAATTGGCGGCCACCTGCCCCATTGCTGGAGACTTGAGGCCGGTCATGATCAGTTCACGCTGCATGTCTTGCTGACGCAAGTCATTGGCAGCCTGAGTTTCTTGATCCAGTTGTTCCTGGGTCTTCACCAAGTTAGTAGTGTCGATGGATTCAGCGGCCGCAAGTCTGCGGAGAGCTTCATCCAGGTTCAAATACTTCTGCGCGATCTCAGGCCCCAAGGTCTGAGTAGCAGTGGTGATGAACTGCACCAGCTTGTTGCGATCGTCGCCGCGGCCGATGGCCTCGAGACCTGTCACAGGCTTGGGATTCACCAGAGGGGTGCCACCTTGGCCCTTGGGGAAGGGGGCCAGCTTGCGCTGCTTGCGCAGGATGTGCATCAGTCGACGCACCAGGGGCAACTGCAGCTCCTGCGTGAGGATGCTGTACAGGCCGCCGATGCCGGCCTCCAGCTCCTGTGACATGTAGCGGATCTCTTCCGCCGTCACCCTCTCCCCCGGGCGCTGAATGGCTGTGTTCAGCAGGAAGGCGAACTGCAGTCGACCCTCGATCCGATCGATGGTGTTCTGCGCAATGCCCAGATCCTGTGCCTTCTGGCTCTGGATGACGGTGACATCGTTGGCGTTGCCTTGGACGATGGCCCCGTTGGGTGCATTGGCCAGGGTCCTGGCGCGCGTGGTGCCGTTGGGGTTGACCAGAAACAGGAGCTTGGCCGCGGCTGCAGCGCCTTCCAGCACCGACTGATACAGCGATTCAAGGGCCAGCAGGTCGCCGTAATACTCCTCGATGTAGGAGCGGCCGTACTCCTCACCATCCACGCGGTTGAAGCGCAGCGGGATCCAGGGAGACACGTCCTTGTCGCACATGCCGTGGGTGCCGGGCACCTCCTTTCCCTTCACCTCTTGCCACCAGTGGCACTTGTCGTTCTCAAACTCGACGTGGGTGACGATCCGCACCGTCTTCTTGGACGACCGTCCCGTGTACTCGTCAGCGTCTTCCTCTTCGTCGAGCTCTGCGTACAGGGCCGGCGGCAGGGCGTCTGGATAGACCTCCTCCTCGACCAGGATCTCCACGACGTTGCCGATGGGATCTCGGCACACCACGAACTGGTTGAAGTGGATGACCCGTAGGCCTTCCTCGCCGACATAGAGCAGGATGTTGCCCCCGACCAGCAGATGCTTGAAGGCTTCGTGCATGGCGGCCCTGCCACCTGCCGTCTCGAAGACGGACATGACCGCCCGCTCCACCTTGACCAGGGCTGTGTCGAGCTCGGTCTTGATTTCAGGCCCGGCTTCGGCGACCCGCAGGGCCAGGTCGTCGATCTCCAGTTTGAAAAAGCTGGAGTTGGGCGGGAACAAGCTGATCAGCAGCTTGCTGGCCAGGTAGTTGACGCCTCTGGCGCCCAAGGATTGGTACGGGGTCTTGAGTCGACCCCTGTCGTTGAAGCCTGCGTCGGGAATCAGGCCAGGGATCGTGACCTTGCTGCAATCCCTGGCTCGCTCCAGGAAGGCATCGCGGTTGCTGACCAGCTGGCCGTAGCGAGCAGCAGCCGTACCGGGCTCGTCCTCGTTTGAGTAGGGCTTGGCTTGGCGATCAACGCTGCCAGTCAGGTTCAGTTCCATTGGCTCAAATACCTGGGATGCTCAAGCCACCAGTGCCGCCAGCCACGTCAGAGCGCAGCTTGCGCCGGCCGGTGCCAGCGCGGATGGCCAACTCACCGGCTGCAGTTGCGCCGGCAGTAGGTGAGCCAGCTGCAGTTGGCGACTCGATCGCTGACATGGCGGCTGTTGCCACCTTCTCAGGGGCAGGGGGAGGGGCTGCCATGGCGATGGCCTGCTGCTCCGCCTGCTGCGCTCGCTGAAAAGCCATCTGCTCTTCAAACTGGCGGCGCTGCTGGTCCATCTGCTCACGCTGAAGCGCTTCCTGGCGGGCTGAAGCCCCGTTGTCGCCGCCGCCACGTCCACCACCACCGCACATAGGTCAAGCCTCCTCTTGCTGCTCAAGATAAACGGACCGCAACATGCAGACCACGGACCGGCGCCCAACATCCATCCAAATCTGGCGATCGGAATCACCCGGATGGGGACATTTCTCGGGTACGACTTCATCCAGTCGCTTGAGAAGGGCCTCGTCAATCGGAGGCCAGGGGTAATCGTCGGAAATCATCAGTAATCCCAGCGAATGCGAGGCCGGCCTGGGCGAATACCGACGTGGATAAAGCCCTTGGGTGCGCCGTAGCCCAAAGAGTATGGCCAAGCGCCGTCCGCCCACTCCTGAAGGGTGTAGACGGACACCCCATCGACATAGAAGTCCAGCGCACCGGTGTCAGGTGCGTCGTAGAGGTGCTCCGAACGGCTGGCGCCGCCCACCATGGCGTTGATCTTGGCGGGCCGGTAGCCACTGGTGATGACCACAGGCTTGTTGAACCGGTCCCTGGCCTTCTGAGCGAACTGACAGATCAGCAGGGCGGTGTCGCACTGGTGCTGAGCAGTGAATCGCCTGGATTCCGACTGCAGTGCGATCTCCCCATAGGTGATGTTGGGGGTGATCTTGTAGGAGAAGGGCGATCCTGGCTTGAATTGCCCCGGCTTGGGGGCTGGGCCTGCCCGGAACAGCTCGGCAAAGGCCTCCAGCTGCTCATCGGTGAGCTGCGACTGCAGGTAATTCCATGCCGCGAGCTGATGGCTAAGGCCCTCGGTGTGCTCTGCGGCGCTAGTGAGCTGGATTGCTGCCATTGGTCACTGGTTCCTTGGGGAAGATCTGAACATTGTCGACCTGGAAAGGCAACTCCTCCCATACATCACAGCCCATGGCCACCTCCCAGGCCATTTCCTCGGTCTGGGCCATGACGATGGTCTGAAATGACCCCTTGGCGATGGTGCCATTGGGTCCAACAAAGGCACCAGGTAGCCGAATCACCCAGGCCCTAAGCCGATTGGGTGGTTCGCTGTGGGATCCAGCTCCCTCCTCCATTGGCTTTCGGTAGGTCAGTAAGAGCAAAGCCAAGAAACCGCGCATCAAGGGCCCCATCAAGGTTCCCCATGAAGGCCTCCAGCTCCAAATCCCAGAGTTCGGCCTTCCGTTCGGCGATGGCACGGTCTTTGTCGATTGCAAGGGACTCATTCCAATACTGAATGGCCCCCGCCAAGGCGTCCAGGCGGTCGTCATGTTGGAGGCAGTTCTTCTCGACGGTGATGTGGGTCAGCTGGTGGAACAGCTGGTAGCCCAGCTTGATCTCGGCTGCATCCTCATCCCGGCCGCGGCTGTCGCCTTCCACCACAGAGCGGTTGACGATCAGCCGGTGCTGGTTCAGGACGGGCTCCAAGGCCGAGATGATACGCCGTTCCTTCTGGATGTTCGACCGCACCGGTTCGATGGTGCAGGGGTGATGCACCTGCAGGTGTGGCTTGAGCAAGGACTCGAGCATGCCCTGGCCAAACTGGTCTTCGAGCAGGAGCAGGTTCACGTTGTGTCGCTTGGCGGCCTTGGCTAGGCCCTCCAGCACCATGTCGGTGTAGCCCTCCCGGTAAGCACCCACCTCCAAGACGAAGAGATTGCCGTTGAGGTGGGCCACGATGGCGTAGGCCGTCTCGTCAGCACCGCGACCAGAGGGGTCGATGAACATGACGCAGCCCTGGAAAGGCAGCCATTCACCGTGGATGTAGGCCGGGCGGTGGTAATAGTCCCCGCTGAAACCGACAGCGGGCAGGTCGGTGATGCGGAACTCTGCGCCAGAGGACCACACCAGCTTCTCTGGGGCGTGATCACTGACCTCCATGACCATGAGGTCCGAAAGGCGCAGCGGGAACCGCTCCAGGTCGGACAACGACGTGTCCAGCTGAAACTGCAACG